AAGGTGTTGACCATATTGGTACTCCTGTGAAAGGCATCATGGACAAGGTTATACAGCGTCACAAAGATGGCTGGGGAATTGCAATTTTTACCGCAAGAGTTTCTGCCCCTCATGAAGCTGAGCGGGCAGAAAAAGCCATATGGCATTGGCTGGAGAAGTATGAGTTGGCAAACTTTATCAGCGGTATTACTTGCATCAAGCACAAGCACTTTGTCGAGTTCTGGGATGACAGAGCGAGACAAGTGGTATTCAACAAAGGGTTGTTTGTGCAGGAGTTGAACCATGATCACATCAGATCACCAGATGTTAGTCATAGTGATAAATGTGTTGATCCAAGAGCTTGCTATGAATATGTGCCAGTTGTGAATGATGTTGATCCAGTTGATGATTCAAGGCCTGGCAAAATATACAGAAGAACAGGAGTTGCTGAAGGTGCTACTGTTGGGTGCTCTCTGGACACTCAGGTTGGTGGAAGTCACTACAAGGATATGGTAATCCAACCTGCTGAGTATTGCGAGTACAACAATATCCCTGCTCTGGAATCTGCTGTTATCAAGTATGTAAGCCGTCACCAGAGTAAGAATGGTGTTCAGGATTTGGAGAAGGCAAAAGACTTGATCAATATGATTATTGAAATGCGATATGAGCCAACTGGTCTTAATCATCTGGCTGCTCGTATCAACTCTAAACGTCACAATAAATTTGAAGGTAAATAAAATGACCGAACTCATCGCAGTTGTATTTGACACTGAAACAACCGGACTCCTTCGCACCAAATCATCTGATATCCATGATCAGCCGCAAATCATTGAATACTATGGTATGAAGATTATTCATCGTGCAGATGGCATCATTGAAAAGATTGGCGAGTTTGAGACATACCTCAAGCCTGCCAAAGATTTTGATGAAGCAATCACAACCAAGATCACAGGCATTAGTAATGCCATGGTAAAGGATGCTCCTTGCTTCTTTGACAAGCACAAAGAGCTTCTGGAGTTCTATAAAGGTGCACATCGCATGGTTGCACACAATTGTGCATTTGATGACGCAATGGTCAAGAATGAATTTCTCCGCTTGGCAACTGATGAGCTGATCACAGTGGATGACTTCAATGCAGCAATGGAACAGATTGGCACAATGCGCCGTCTGTGTACTGTTCAGAAGACAATGTTCTTCCAACAGCGTCGCCTTACACTGACCAACCTGCACCAAGAGTTGTTTGGTGTGCCGTTTGAAGGTGCTCACCGTGCTAGTTCTGACGTTGGAGCATTGTTCCGCTGTTATGAAGAGCTTTGCAAGCGCAGTGTGATTGAAACATCAATGGAGATTTAAGCATGACCTTGAATGAGGCACATGCAGAGTTTGATTACAACCCCTTGACAGGGGTTGTAGTTAGAAAAATTAAGTCTGCAAATAATAAGCACAAAGCAGGAAGTGTTGTTGGCTCAAAGGATGCAAAGAAAGGATATTTATACACAAGCATAGATGGCAAAAGAACTAAACTTCATAGGTTCATATGGTTCTGGGTAACTGGAGATTGGCCAGAATGGGTTGACCACAAAAATAGAATAAAAGATGATAATAGATGGTGCAACCTAAGAGATGTATCTCCAATGGAAAGTGCACAGAATAGATCAACCACAAAATTCCCAAAGGGATTTAAATATGATTCACATAGCACTACAAACTGAATTTACTTTTAAGCAGAGTTTTCTGCACATGAAGGATATTCATAAGCATGCCAATGGTGGTTCAGTAGGTGTCGCTGACCTAAACAATACTTTCGGGCATGTAGGATTAGAGAAGCAATCTAAGAAGTATGGCTTCAAGCCAATATACGGAGTGCGTCTGTATTGCTTACCAGATGAAAGCAAACAGCGTACTGCATCACTCCCATGGATTTTCATAGCACGCAATCTTGAAGGGCTAAAGTTAATCTACCAGTATGCTTCAAAAGCATATGAAAATTTTTATTACGTACCACGACTGAACTACTCTGATATCAAGAATACTAATGATGTGATAATAATCCCTGCGATTGATTGGGAAGGTTCCCCTTATATAGCATGGGGGCAAGGATACCCTAATGTCCCAACTAAAAAGCAAAAGGTTGCCATAACCACCAACAACTATCCAGAGCTGAAGGATGAAGCAGTATATCAGCTTCTGGCAGGAGCTTACAAGCGTGGTGATGACTATGCATATAACTTCAACATCGAGTGCTATCCTCAGCATATAATGAGTGGTGAAGAGTGGTATCAAGAGTATGGTGATGCAGAAGCAATCCATATAACTGAATCCATTGCTGATCAAGTTGAATCATTTGACTTGCCAAAAGCAGGCATGGTTCATTGGGTTGGCTCTCATGATTTGTCTCAGTTCTTTGATATGAAGAAGGTCAAGGATTGGAATGAGGGGTATGATGCCCGACTCAAGCGTGAGATGGATTTGATCACTCAGAAGGACTATACAGACTACTTCCTGATTGTAGCGGATTTGATTAAGCATGGCAAGAAGACTATGCTCGTTGGTCCTGCTCGTGGTTCTTCCGCTGGGAGCTTGGTTTGCTACCTGATGGGGATTACGGAAGTTGACCCAATTCTGTATGACCTTATCTTTGAGCGATTCATTGATATTAACCGTCACGACTTGCCGGATATTGATATTGACTTCCCAGATTACAAGCGGGAAGAAATGATCAAGTATTTGACCCGCAAATATGGTCATGATAAGGTGATGGCTCTGGCTAACGTAAACAGACTGAAGGCCAAATCTGCCATTGGTGAGTTTGCAAAGTGTCTTGGGATACCAGCATATGAAACATCAAAAGTTAAGGATGCTATTATTGAGCGCAGCTCCGGTGACGCCCGTGCGGCTATGTGCATTGCAGATACTTTCAACACAACAGAGGCAGGGAAAGAGTTTGTGTCCAAGTATCCAGTCATGTCTCTGGTCTCTGAAATTGAAGGGCATGCCAGTCACGCTGGAAAGCATGCGGCTGGAATCTTGGTTTCTACAGAAGCACTTACCAACTACGGTTCGCTCAACGTCCGTGATGGAATTATCCAAATGGATAAAAAGGATGCAGAGTACCTTGGGTTGTTGAAGATTGACTGTTTGGGACTCCGCACTCTTTCAATTCTTGAGAGTGTTGCTGAGCAACTGATGAAGCCATACAAATGGTTCTACACCATTCCAACTGATGACAAAGAGACATTCAAGATGATGTCATCTGGGAGGCTCAATGGAGTGTTTCAGTTTGAAGGCCAAGCTCTGCAAATCATTGTTAAGCAGATGGGAGTTAATGACTTCAATGACATTGTTGCAATCACTGCTCTGGCTCGGCCTGGTGCTCTCAATAGTGGTGGTACTGCTCGATATATCAAGTATTCAACAGGAGAAGAATTACCTACATACTATAGTGATGTGCATCGTGATATCACTGGTGATACTTATGGCATTGTAGTGTACCAAGAGCAGATGATGAACATTGCCCGCCAGATTGGTGGACTGAGCTGGGAAGATACATCTGACTTGCGTCGTGCTGCATCCAAGTCAATGGGTGATGAGTTCTTTGCTCGTTACAAGGACAAGTTTATCAAAGGGGCATTAGAGAATGGTTACTCTGCTGCTGATAGTGAACAGTTGTGGGTTGATATTTCTGCTTCTGGTTCTTGGTCGTTTAACAAATCACATGCGGTGTCGTATGGTTTGGTTAGTTATTGGACTGCTTATTGTAAATGTCATTATCCTGGCGAGTTTGCTGTTGGTTGTCTCAACCATGCCACTGACTCAGATTCCGCTATAAAATTACTGCGTGACTTTGTCATCCATGAGGGGTTTGATTATGTACCAGTTGATCCTGATAAGTCTGGCCTTGGCTGGTCTGTGGATGGTAGGAAATTGCTTGGTGGACTGATGAACATCAAGGGCATTGGTGAAGCAAAGGCAAAGCAAATAATTAATGCTCGCAATGGGAAAGGTACACTTACACCGAGCTTGTTCAAAGCTCTGATGAATCCAAAGACTGATCTTGATGTGTTGTTCCCTGCCAAGCACTATTTTGGGTTCCTGTATAGTGACCCGATTTCCGCTGGTTTGGATACAGTGCCAACACTGATCAAGGATGTTGATGGAAAAGGGACATATGTTATTATCGGGAAGCTGGTTGACAGAAACCTGCGTGACCTCAATGAGCAAGTGTTCCTAGAGAAGCGTGGAGGTGAGAAGGTTACTGAGAACCAGTTCTATCTCAACTTCAAGCTGGAGGATGACACTGATATGATTAGCTGTAAGATTGACCGCTACAAGTATCAGCGTCTTGGAAAAGAGATAGCGGAAACTGGTCGTGTTGGAAAGGACTGGTATCTGCTTCGTGGAACCATCAAGGGTGACTGGCGCACTCTGGATGTTATTGAAATCATGAACCTTAATAAATATTACAAGGTGGAACCCAATGCTTAAATTTGATATCAATGAATACAAAGAAAAAGCCCGAGAGACTGCTGTGTACATGTACCCTGATTATCCTTTGGCAGCACTCGTAGAAGAGGTTGGTGAAGTGATGGGTAAGCTGGCAAAGTTCGGTCGAAAAAATGACCTTCCGCTTGAGATGGTCATGTATTGTGTATCAACTCCTACGTCTTCTTTGCAACAGGAACTTCGTGAGCAGGTGTCTAAGGAAATGGGTGATGTAATCTGGCAATGGGTTAACCTTTGCCACGAGCTCAACCTCAACCCTGCTCAGGTAATGGCCGATAACATTGAAAAACTCCAAGGTCGCAAAGAGCGTGGCACACTGGAAGGTTCAGGGGATGAAAGATGAGTGACACTCTCTATATCAAAGACAACGCAGGGCACCTCCGCTACTGGAAGTGCTATGAGGTTCTCAATGGTCTAGAGATTGAATACGGGGTGTGCGGTGGCACGCCCCTTTATCAATCTGAAGACATTGAGGAAGGCAAGGGTGGTCGTGATCAGGATGAACAGATTGCTTCCCGTATTCAGTCTCGCATTAATAAGCAGCTGGATAAAGGCTATGTATTTGATAAAGAGCAAGCTGCCAGTATGCGACCAGTCAATGCCCTAGGGTTTGTCAAGCCAATGCTTGCCAAGAAGTCAGAGGATGTTGACCTCAAGAAGCTGCTGACTCGTGATGTGTATTATCAACATAAGTTAGATGGCAACCGTTGCCTAATTCATAATGATGGTACAGGGTTGGTCGCATACACTCGCAATGGTAAGGAGTTCACAACACTCAAGCACATCACTGATAAGCTCAAGAGCATCATTCCAGCGGATGCTACACTGGATGGTGAATTGTACTGTCATGGTGTGCCACTTCAGACTATTGTGAGCTGGGGAAAGCGTTTGCAACTTGATACTTTGAAGTTGCAATATCACTGCTATGACCTTGTTAGCAATGAGGCATTTTCCAATCGCTCTGCCGAGCTAGGAGCGATTCTAACAAATCGAGTTTCTACCCTAGGGGGTAGTATAGCCATAGTCGATACTATTCGGATTAGCCCCGATTACGGCGCTACTTTAGGGGGTATCCCAGCTTTAGTAGGTCGTTCTCGGGCTGAAGGGTTTGAGGGTGGCATGGTTCGCTCTGACTGGACTCTTGAGCGTGGACTATTTGTTCCAGTTGGGTATGAAGATGGCAAGCGTTCTGGCAGCCTGATCAAATGTAAGCTGTGGGACAATGCAGAGTTTGAAATTATAGGGGTTGACACTTCCGCTGATGGATGGGCAATCCTGAATTTGAGCAACCCACGTGGGCCTAACTTCTCAGTTAGCTGCCCAGGGGATGTGCCTTTCAAACACTATGTTCGTGTACACAAGGAGAAGTATATCGGCAAAAAGGTAACTGTTAAGTTTGCATACTGGACCACTGATAATGTTCCGTTTCATCCAACAGCAGAGGCAATAAGAGACTATGAGTGATAAACCAGCATACATAGTTCGCATGATTGATGAGTTGAATCAACTCAA